TACCTATTTATTTATTAGAGATTAACGAGGACCTAACAGATGGCTCCGAAGTGGACTTTGTCGCTTTAGTAGACAAGCCTGCAATCGAAAGAAACTTCCTTCGCTTCAAAGAGGATCGCTTAAATTTTGAGATCCAAGACGAAGAGCGTCGTATTATCTCTGGTCCTATCATGCTAGCGGACACTCCTATCTATCGAAACGATAATGGCCAGGAGTATTTTGTTTCCTTCCCTAAAGATACTATTTACAAAATTGTAAAGAAGATGTTCCAAAAGAACTACACTGGAAACGTAAACTTAATGCACGATCCTAAGAAGATAGTAGAAGGGGTGACGATGTTTGAGTGCTGGATCTCAGATGAGTCCAGGGGAGTAAAGCCTATGAAGGGATTTGAGGACGCGCCTGACGGCTCTGCCTTTGCCTCTTACTTCGTAGATAATGACGAAGTTTGGTCTAAGGTTAAGTCAGGGGAATTTAAGGGCTTCAGCGTCGAAGGATTATTTAACTATAAAAGAGGCGAGCAGGTCATGAATTATGAAGAGAAGCTTTGGTCTGAAGTAAGTAAAATTTTAAAAGAAATCGATTTAGGTGGTCCAGGAAGTGGACGAACTCCCGGATCTGGAGCAGATAAAGAATCAAAGGGGGCTGGTAGAATGCCTAAGGTGGCAATCGTAAAACCAGGAGATCCGAGAATTTCTTCATTAATGACTGGCGCTAAAGGATCAGCAGATGAGGTAGACAAACTAGGAAAAGATTTTGCACAAAAGCTAGGCGGAGTAGTAACTCCAATTAACTTAAAATCTGAAGATAGTATTATTCGCAAAGTAAATAAAGAGGAAGGGGGAAACATTGCAGCTATTAAAGATTCAGTTAGGAACACAGTAGTAATAGATCGAGATAAGATCGGATCAGCCCGTAGTATGATTGCATCAGATCCAAGATTTAGCGCGGAGAATGGCGGTAGAATAAAGATCCAAGAAGGAGATCAATTCTTTGGCTATTCTGGAACGATTGCTAACTATACAACCGAGAACGGGACCGTAGCTGAAATGCAATTCAATACACCCGCAATGATCTATGCAAAACAAGAAGAGCCAGGAGCCAGAGCGCTACTAGGAAACGCTAAATATGACGCAATTGCTAAACAAACTGGTTTACCAGGTGGCCAAGGACACGCACTTTATGAACAAATTAGAGAGCTAAACACTGGAAGACCAACCGTCGCAAACGTAAAAAAGATTGAGGATCTAAAATCGCAATCAATTAATTATTACAAAAATTTTGGTTTCTAAATAAAATTTTATATATTGTAAATATGAGTGACTTAATGAATTTAGTAGAACGCTTAAACAGCGTACCAATTTTCTTGCTTTTAGAAAGCGAAGGATTGGCAATTAAAAGTTTACCAGAAAATGCCAGCCTTATTGCCAAAACAAAAGGCGGCGAAGAATACCCATTGGCATTCAACACCGACTTAGCAATCGAGGCAATTTATCAAGGAGGTAAAGAAATCAGCGAGGCTGAATATATGAGCTACTAATCAAGCTCAAAGAGTTCTTCGATTTCTTCTAGTAAATCAATGTAATTTTTGCGAAGCAGAATCCTAATAAAATCAGGGTTCTGCTTTTCGTATTTAGCAATCTTCTCCAGATTTCTAGAATTTACAGAGGCTAAAATATTTGAATACCTATCGCATAATTTTACAAATATTGCCAAATCATCCAGGGCTATCTGGCTAAAATACTTTTCTGGATCTGATCCGTTCTTTGTAAGCAATTTAACAAGCAATAAAATCCTTGGATTTAAGGCCCTTAAAATCTCATCCTTGGTACATAGAGTATCTTCTAGTATATCATGCAAGTAAGCGGCACAAATGACGTCTTCTTCAGCCTCCTCTGGGATCATATAACTAAAGAAATAAGCAACTTTGACAACTGCTTCCAGATGGGAAGAGTAAGGATGTGATCCATACTTCTGATTTTTGTGATATGAGAAAGCCAGTTCCCTGGCTCTCTTAATTAATTGACTTTCCATATTTTTATTTTTAAGCATACCAACTACAATAAACTCCATTATCGCCTCTATCGTAAACGCTCATAGATCCGCGGTCACTTTTTAAATAATAACGAGTGCTATTATCACTTACCCAGGCGTTTACTTTTTTTAAGATTGAATCTCCATAAAAACTATTTGCAACTGGAACGGTTAATCCAGACATACTACAATATCCTTCACTTGGGATCATCTTTCCTTTGATTCTCTGAAGAACTACGCTTTTGTTTTTAACTTCGATGACCTGGTAGAAGTCGATATTAGTCTGATCGTATCCCCAGCTATCATACAATAGCTGACCAACCTGGAACGGATTAACTTCAAGAGCTTTTTTTCTAGCTATTCTTCTATTCTCTTCTGCGGCTTTGATTTCTAATCGACGGCCTAAGTCTTTGCCTAGCCATTCCTGCATTCTTTCTACACTACTGAAGCGATAATTGAAGATTGGTTTAGCATAAATACTTTTTCCTCTTAAGTTACGGCCTAGGGCGCTTTTAGTTTCTAGGTTAATTTCAAGACCTACATTAACACTGGCGTAAAGACTGATTAAATTTTTCATGGTATTAGATGTTTATATGATTAAAGACTGATTCTTCCACTTTGTTGAACTCGGCCATTCAAGACGATCTGGAAAACAAGGGCGAATAAAATAAATAAATAAATCATTTTGATGGGGTTTAGATTAGTAGCACACTGACTACTTAGTAAAGGTAATAAAAGATTTGATAAATAAAAATAATTTATAATAATTTTTTTTACTACAATTAAATGTTTATCTGAGGGAAAAGTTCCTCGATCTCCCCGGCCTCAATAGCCTGGAAGATCTTTACCAAATTTTTAACTTCATACATTTGATAGACAACTCTTAAACTTTCTTTCTGATTACCTTGGCTAGCTACCATTACCTGGGCATAGGCGTCAGCCATGCTAGGCTCAAGCCAATTTAAAATGTTAATTTGATTTTGATTAAGTCCAATGCGATCCTGGCGATTGCCATTAAGGAAAGCATTGTAAGCAGCACCGTAGGCAAGTTCTTTTAATTGAGCATTCATGATAATTGATGTTTAGATGTTCTGTCGTTATGACTACATATCAAAGATACAAAAGTAATTGATAATAAAAAACTTTTTTAATCTTTTTTTTATAAAGTATAAACTATTTTGTTTATGCCTATTTATAAACGTAGTAATAAACTAAATATTTTAAAATGACGGTAAAAGAAGGAATCGAAAAAATCCGCTTAATGTTAGCCTCTGAAGGCGAAGCGGATCAAGTCGAGACTAATGAGCCAGAAGCGCCAGTTTCTATGATGTCTTTTGAAACTTATGATCTAAAGGATGGATCTAAGATTGACTTAAGCGGTTTAGAAATTGGAGCAGAAGCGAAACTAGTAGACGAAAGCGGTAATTCATCGCCAGCTCCAGACGGAGAGCATGAATTAGTAGACGGTACTATGGTTACAACCGTAGGCGGTAAAGTGGAAGGCATTGAGACTCCTCAGGCTGAAATGGAACCTATTGAAATGCCAGAGGAAGAGATTCCAATGGGATCGGACAAGTTCGAAGAGATCGATAGCACAATCGAAAACTTGAAATCAGAGAACGAAGCTTTAAAAGCTAAGATTGCATCTATCGAGGGTAAATTCTCTCAAGCAATCAACGATTTATCTGACGTAGTTTTAGGTTTGGCTTCAACTCCAGGCGCTAGTCCTATCCAGGCACCAAAAAATTCTTTCTCACAAGTAGAGAAAAGAGAAGATAAGATCGAAAGATTTTTAAGTAAAGTAAAAAATTTAAAATAACAATTTAAAAAACAAAAAAGATGGCATTTGTAGTATCTTCATTGGCTAACTATACAGAAGAGAACGTAACTCAATTGGTTGCTTCTTCAGTATTAGGCTCAAAAACAATCACTTTGATCAAGGATCAAGGTAACGTAATGTTAGGCGTTAAATCCGCTGAGACAGTTAATATCATGGACACTGACGCGTTCTTCCAAGATGGTTCTTCTTGTGGCTTCAACGCTTCAGGTACAACTACCTTTACTCAGCGTACTTTGACTATCGGTAAAATTAAGGTAAACGAGGCTTTATGTCCAAAAGACTTAGAGGCTAAGTACTTACAGAAGGCTTTACCAGCTGGATCTTCTTATGATTCTACTGTGTTCGCGGCTGAGTACTCTCAACGCAAGGCTGATAAGATCGCTTCTCAATTAGAGATTGCGGTTTGGACTGGAGATACTGCTTCAGCAAACGGTAACTTAAACAAGTTCGATGGTTTCAACAAGTTAGTAGCTGCTGCTTCTGCTTCTGTAATCCACGCTAACACAACTACTTACTACGGT